GAGGAGCTGGATCGCGGCGTCCTGCTGGCCGGCGATCGTCGCTACCCGCGCGTTGACGAAGTTGTCCGCCATGTCGCGGCCTGGCAGCGGCGCACCGTCGCCGGGCTGCGGGCCCGTCGCGGTGCCGAGCACCACGCGCGGGATGTTGATGGAGTCGGTGCCGGGGGGCAGCGGCAGGGACCGGAACAGGTCGGCGGTCGGCCGGCCCGCACGCAGGTACGGAACGTACTGGTCGATGAGCCACAGCGGCGGCACGAAGTAGCCACCCTGCCCGTCGGTGCGGGAGATGAACCGGCGCTCGAACGGGTCCACGCCCGTCCGCATCATCTGCTCCAGCGACCGCCGCTCGGCGGGGGTCCGCATGAACGCCTCGGAGTATGCCTTCTCGGCGGCCCGCTTGCGCGCCTCCTGCCGCTTCGGCATCACTTCGGCGATGTCGGTGGCGTGCTTGCGCAGCCGCTCCTGCGCCCGCGTGTCCTTGTTGACGTCCGCGGCCACGAGGTCGTGGAAGTACGAATGTGGCCCGTCTTCGGTGTAGGTGGTCTGCTCGCGCACCTGGACACGGGTCTCAGCACCAGCAGCACCCTCGGCAGGGCCCGCGTCGCCGGTCTCCCGCCGGCTGTCCGCGGCGCGCTGCTCCCGCGCGGCCTGCTCCTTCAGCGTCTCGACCTGGTCGTCAACGTCGCGGCGCTCCTTCTTCGCCTTCTTGAACTTCTCCAGTTCCTCGGGCGTCGCGGAGCGGCCCTCCTTGACGGACGGCTTCAGCGCGGTTTCCATCTGCGCGTACAGGTCGGCGCTGCGCTTCTCAAGCTGCGCGATCAGGTCAGACACGGGGACATTCCCCTTCCCACGAGACACGGCTAGAAGGCCGGTCGTGCCGTCTCGTGGGAACCTGCTACCGGGCCGCCAGCGGCGGGGGGCAGCGGGTTCGGGACGTCAGATCACTCCCGAAACTGGCTCGCACTATAAGCACACGGCCAGCAGCCGTCAAGACTCCCACGCTGACCACGGCACCATCATCGAGAAACTGCCAGCACCCCCGCCCCAGCCGCGCGTCCGCGACGACAGGGACACCGCCGATCTCGGCGGGCAGCAGGGCGGCGAAGTCGGGGCTGGCCCGGAACTCGCGCGTCAGCGGGCCGCGCGCTCCAGCGCCAGCCACGCCTTCAGCGTCTCCGCGTTCGGCCCCTGCGCCGAGAGCAGGTCGGCGTCGGACATCGCGCCGCCGACCCGTTCCACCACGCCCGCGTCGTCGAGGACGATGACCGCGTTCGAGTCGTACTGGTGGTCATGCAGGTGCGAGCTGTCCGCGACGTGGGTGTGGCTGTGCGCGCCGTGGCCCTTAGCGCCGTAACCCGCGTGGTCGTGGCTGTGCGTGCCGGTCATCGGCGCATGCGTCCCGTCCCCGCCCGGCTGGGCGCCCGGGTTGAAGTCCGGCGCGTCGTCGGCGTTGGTGACCTCACCCGCCGCGTCGTCGCGCCGCTCGAGGCCCGGGTTGCCCGCGGCGCGGCCGTCCGCGTCCGGCAGCTTCTCATGCTTGAGAATGTGATTCACATGGATGTCGGCGCTGTTCACAAGGTTGATCGCCTGCACCACGTCCGGCGGAAGGCTCGACAGGTCCACCTTGGCGAACAGCTGCTGCGCCTGGTCCAGGCACGAGTCGATAATCGGCAGCCGCTTCGCGGTGCCGTTCAGCATCAGCGCCTCCTGGTGCTGCGCCTCCTCGCGCGCCTCGGTGCGCCGGCGGGCCGCCGCGGCCTCAAGGCCCGGTACCGTCAGCGTCGCGCCAGCCGTGGCCGGGTTCGCGGCCAGAACCACGATTGACACGTCGCCGCGGTGAATGTCCATCTCAGAGATGTTCCGCTGCGCGTAGTCCTCGGTCCATTCCTGCTTGCGGCAGACGAACCCAACCGACATCTCGTCCATGTCGCGGCGCTCGATCGCTGAGGCGAGAGACTGCACCAGCGGCGACCGGCCATCCAGCTCGGGGACGTTGACATGCAGCCCGTGGCTGTCATCGGACAGGCGCATCGTGCCTGACTTGGTGCGGGCCAGGCTGATACCGCCGTCGTTGTGGCCGATAAGGAACGGCGTGTCCAAGTCCGGCCGCGCGGCCGACGTGGCGCACGCGCGCTGCTCGACATTCTCCACATAGGGATCGCCCCATTGATCCCACATTTCAAACGGCGTGAGGTAGGAGACGGCATACCCGTTAAACTCGTAGTTCGTCGTGCCGTGCCCCGATGGCTTCGCGCGCAGCTCCACCTGGCCGGCGGTGAACGGGAGGGCGCGGCGCTCGGGCCGGTTGATCATCGAGTGGCGGCGACGTTTCAGCAGTTCAAACGGCGTCCGGTCCAGTGACGCCGACTGGCCGCCCGACGTCCAGTTATCGGGGATCAGGTCTGCATGGCCCATCGCCCGCGCCCGCCGCATGATGTACGCCCGGATCGCGTCATGGCTGGCACCGCCGCGGCCAACCGCCCGGATCGCATTGTGCAGGTCGTCCAGGTCATCAACCGGGTACGAGTAGTGCCCGTCCGGGTTATGGAACGCGTGGCCCTTGGCGCCGAGAGCGTCGATCTCGTCCTGGGTGTACTTGTCGGCCATGGCTCACTCCTGCGAGGCCGGGTAAGAAACGTTCTTCGGTGGCGGCGGCCCGAGGTCGGCTATCGCCTGCCGCTGCGCGTCGGTCATCGGCTGCCGGTCGTCCAGCTCGCGCACCTCATCCGGGGTGATCGCCCGCGAGCCCACCATCAGGTCATACGCACGCCATCTGGTGAGAATGTCGGTGCGGACCAGCGGGCCGGTGTCGCACTTCACGTACTGCCCGCGGGGCATCCACTCCGACTGCCACTCCTCCCACATCAGCATCCACGGCGTGATCGGGTACAGCAGGAAGTCCAGCGACGACATCTCGATGTTCTGATAGACCACGTTCGACCCGCCGGGGGCGGTGATGCCGGCCTGCACGGCGGTCATGCCGAAATACCCGGCGATCTGCTCCTCGTTCGCGTTGATCGACGCGAGGAACTGGGACTCCTCCGGCCGTATCTGGATCTGCTGGTAGTCCCACCCCTGCGCCAGCACCACCGGTTCCCGCGACCCGTGGACAGCGGCGAGGAACTTCGCTTTGACCGTCTGAGCCTGGTCCTGGCTGATCCGGCTGGCGTTCTTGTTGGTCAGCAGCCCCGACGGGTGGCCGCCGTCCTGGAAATACTGCAGGCCGAACGACTCGGCGGACTGCGCCGTGCGGGTGTACCGCGCCGCGTACTGGATCGGCGACATCCCCACCCGGGAACCGGGCATGCGGTGGATCGCCCGGTGCCACAGCGTCAGCGGGTCAACGACCTCGTTGCGGATCCGGTACTCATACTGGCCGTCGTCCAGTTTGCGGATGCGCACCTGGTCCGGGTGCTGCAACTCGATCTGCGCCGGGTAGCCGAGCCGGTCCCGCGCCAGGATCAGCCCGTACACGTTGCCCCGCAGCAGCAGCGACAGCCACGCCGAATACGTGAACTCCATGATTGAGCAGTCCGCGGACGGCTGCACGAGCATCTGCGGTGGCGGCTCGATCCGCTTCGCCGTCCCCACCCCGTACGCCGGGCCGCGCCACGCGGACGGCCGCATCATCATCAGCGACAGGGCGATCTTGTTGGCGCACCGCCACACCGCGGACTGCCGCATCGCCCCCTCGGGGTCGGCGCTCGACCAGTCCTGAAGGGCCTGGGTGTAGGCGCCGACCGGCGGCGAGATGAACGTGAGGAAACGCTGCTCGGTGCCGGGGCGCTGCTGGACGAACACGCCCACGGCCGGCTACTCCCCGTCCTGGGTAACCGGCGCGGGCGGTGGCGCGTTCAACTCCGCGCCGATCCGCAGCAGGAACACCGCCGCCACGCAGCACGACACCCACGGCGCGAGGCCGCGGCCGAAAACATGCCCCACGAGCTCGCCGAAGCCCAGAGCGGCGAGCGCGGCCCCAGCGAGCCCGGGGGACATGCGGGCGGCCAGCCGGGCGCGTCGGCCGGCCACCAGCCTCACCAGCGTCCCAGCAGCAACCGCTACGCGGCCAGGAAGGGCATGCCAGGACGCGGCGAGAAACCCAGCGCGAGCATGGGACACCGCTGCCACACGACCACCAGGGAGGTAGATGGAAACCTACGGGCGAATCCTTGCACATGCGTAGCCCGTTGTGGTACTGCGCAGGCTGTGACGCGCTAGTCGAGTTTCACGCAGGGCTTGCCGTCGGACGTTTCCGGGGTGCTGGTCTCCTGGCTGACGCTCTCACATTCCCAGTTGGCGTAGCGGAATACCGGCAGGTCAGGTGGCATCTTCTCAAGCTCTGCGATCAGTTCACGAACAGTCACCAGATGGTCTCCTCGACGTCGATCTCCTCGAGCCGCGCTATCGCGTCCAGGCCCATGCACAGCGTGATCGCCGCGTCGATATGGATACGCGACTTGCCCTTGGACAGCGTCCACCCGCGGTCAGCCTGCCGTTTCACCGCCGCCCGGACCTGCCGCGACACCTCCGGGTCGCCGTCATGCACCACCTGCCCGTTGATGATCGCGTCGAACGCCAGCCCGCACGCCGGGCCCATCTGCGCCGGCCCCTGGTTGAACTCGACGACGAAGAACCCCTCCTCCTCCAGCATCCGCGCCGGGAGCTCGAAGAACCTCGGGTCATAGACGAGACCCTGGAACCGCGGCCCCAGGTCAGTCGCCCGCGCCTGGATGTACCGGAACACCTCAAGATGGTCGATCTTCCCGTCCGCCGGATACCAGATCTGCGCCGTATACGCGACACGCCCGTCATGCAACCGCGTGCATTCGCCGACGGACACCGAATCGCGTTTCAGCGCCATGTCCACGGCCAGAACCGCCGGCTCGTCGCCGTGAACCTCCCAGCGGCCCTCACACGCCGCCCACGCGCCCGGGTGATCCTTCAGCCACGACTCCTCCGCGACATCCACCCACCGGTTCGCGTAGTAGCGGATCCACTCGTGCGACTCCACCTCGGGCCGGTCCCACTCGCGGACCCGCGTCTCCACGTCCCACAAGACGCCAGCTGCCCCGCTCGCGGCCTCGACCGCCTTGCGCCGGTCCTCAGCCCTGGCATAGTCGAGCCCGTCCGGCGCCTCCCGCCAGTCGAACAGCAGCCGCGGCGCCACCGACGGGTCACGCTGCGCCCGCCGCCCCTGCTTGTACATCGCGCCGAGCAGGGAGTGGTCAACATCGAAGCCTGCGGTGCTGATGTTGATGATCCGCCCCGGCCCGCGGGTGATTTCGCGGATATTCCCGTCTTTTTCAGGGATTCTGCAGACAAGACGCCGCTTTTTCGTCGATTTTCCGATGACTACGTGCACACGCGCCTTGTTCGTCCCCAGATCGCCCCACTCATGCACCTCATCGGCGACAAACAGCGACGGGAGGCCGCCCTCGTTCGTCCCCGCGACCGCCGCGACACGGCGCATAACCCCAGGTGAGCCGTCCGCGCGCTTGATCTCCACGTCGTACACCTCGGCGTACCCGCACAGCGGCGCCTCCTTCACAGCCTGGTCACGGCCGCCGAGCATCGTCCCCGCCGTGGCGAACAGCAGGTCAGCCTGGTCGAACCCGGCCGCCGCGTTGATGATGTTCGGCGACACAGGCGCGATCTGCGGCGGCCCGAACATCTCCAGCACCTCGATCGCCGCGACCAGCGTCGTCTTCCCGTCGCCCGTCGCCGCGCCCCGCACAGCCGTGTCATAGTGCCAGTACCCGCAGCCCGGGCAGAACTCATACCACCGGTACAGAAACGCCCTCTGGTCCTGCCTCAGCTGGACAGGGCGGCCGTACCAGTCGCCCTCGCCGCAGACGAGGAACCGCTCAATCCACTTGACCGCCAGCGGCCCCTCAGTCGGCCACAACTGGCCGGCAGGCGGCTCCCAGCCGCAGTCAATGCAGCCGGGGATCCGGGTCATCCGTGCTCTCAGCCAGGAACGCCGCATTAAGGTCCATGAGCGACCGCTTCTGCTCGAGCACCGCCAGCCCCAGCTTCGCCCGGTTCAAAGCACCCACCCCAATCTGCGCCTCACACGCCTGCGCCATCTTCAAAGCCCGCTCCGCGGTCATGTACTGCGGATTCTCCACAATCTGCCCCATGCTGCCCTTCACCGTCGGCATCTTGTCGGCCGCCTCGAGCGCCACCTCGGCGCGCTGCAGCGCATCCGCCCACCGCAGCAGCACCGGACGGTCCACCGCCGTCAGAACCTGCCACACGTCATCATCGCGCAGCGCCGCCCACGCCCGCCGCACCTCCAGCCGCCACGCCGGAGTACGCCGCGGCAACGCGAACGGCGCCAGCCGCCCAGCCGCGATCTCAGTACGGCGGCCGTTGCGCCGATCAACCACCTGACCTGCGGGTTTCTTAGTGCGCGGCATTGTTAACGGCCACCCCCAAAAAACCGGCCCAGGTGGTACCACCCGGGGAACCCAGGAAGGGCGCGGGTCGCAGGGAACATAACCCTAAAAACCTCTCTTGACGCGTTGTTCCGCGAGGCCAGGCGTTAACAAGCCCTGCGCTGCCAGCCG